AGCAGCAATTGCCCATAGACAGAACACAATAGAAGGTTCTGCTCCAGAAGTTTCAGTAGCTACTTAATCAAAAGCTACATCGTTGGAATAAATCCACTCCACACTACAGGCTCTCTTGCACTCTACTAAAAACTAGTATATACTTTTGGCACTATACATAAATTAATATTTTACATAGACGCGGTATAGTCGACGGCCTAGAGACTATGTAAAATGCAACTAGGAGAATAATCATGGCTAAAACACTATTTAGAGGACCAGTACTGCAAGGTAAATTTAACGAAGCAGGTTTAACTGGATTTAATCTAGAAGACAAATCAGCAAACTACACAGTTCAAGCTGCAGATTCTGGTAAAACTTTTACATCATCAACTGATGGTGTTGTTTTTACTTTACCTGCAATTTCTATTGGAAGAGTTATAACTTTTGTTAATACTGCTCAAGATGGAACTAACGCTTTAACAATTAGCCCAAATGCTAATGATGGTATTTTGTATGCTGGATCTTTAACAGATAATAAAGATCTTATTAATACAAAAGCAACATCAAAAGTTGGTGACTTTGTAGTACTTGCATCTTTAAACTCAACAGCTCATTGGACAGTTGTTGATGCACAAGGTGTATTTGCTAAAGAAGCATAATAAATAAACAAACTCGGAGCGTCTGGTAATGCAGGCGCTCTTTAAAAGGAGAAAAAAAAATGGCAGACTTAGTATTAAACACAACCGTATTTGACGGAGCAAAAAAACTTATAACACACTATAACAATGTTTCTGATGGAACAGGAAGCACAACTAAAATAGTTGACGTTTCTACTTTAATATCTAACAATGGTAAAGCTTGTTCTCAAGTTAAACTTAACAAAGTTAGTTTTAATGTATCAATTACAGCACCAGCAGATGGTGTAAGATTACTTTGGGACGCTGATACAGATGTAGCATTTCAAACTTTAGCAGGAGAAATGGCTTTTGATTATTCTGATTTTGGTGGTCTTAAAAACACTAAAGCAAGTGGATATTCAGGAGATGTTAATTTAACATTACCAGCTTGCACAAGTGGAGATACAGTTACAGTTGTTTGTGAGTGGATTAAAATATACGACTAGGAGGTTAAATGGCTAACACTACCTCGGGAACTACAACTTTTGATAAAACTTTTTCTATTGATGAAATAGTAGAAGAAGCTTTTGAACGATTAGGTATTCAACAAGTTTCAGGTTATCAATTAAAGACTTCAAGAAGATCTTTAAATATAATGCTTCAAGAATGGGGCAACAGAGGTATTCACTATTGGGAAATAGGAGAACTTGATTTAGATTTAATACAAGGTCAAGCTGAATATAAATTTTTTAGAGAAGCTGCGGATGGTACAAGTGCTACATCAAATCCAAATGGTGTATATGGAATATCCGATGTCCTTGAAGCACAATTAAGAACTAATAGAACCGCTACAAATCAATCAGATAGTCCTATGACTAAAGTTGATAGATCAACTTATGGTGCTTTTTCTAATAAACTATCACAAGGTACACCTAATCAATATTGGGTCCAAAGATTCATAGATCATGTTAGTATAAATGTTTATCCTACACCAGATGCAACTAATGCATCTAAAGATGTTCACTTCTATTACATAAAAAGAATTCAAGATGTTGGATCTTATACCAATGCAACTGATATGCCTTTTAGATTTGTACCGTGTATGGTTTCTGGGTTAGCTTATTATTTATCCATGAAGTATGCACCACAAATGACTCAACCAATGAAATTATATTATGAGGATGAATTAGCTAGAGCTCTTGCAGAAGATGGTTCGGCTTCAAGTACATTCATTACACCTAAAGCTTATTACCCAGGAACTTAATGTCTAAATACGCAACAGGAAAACATTCAAAAGCGATTTCCGACAGATCAGGTATGGAATTTCCATATAAAGAAATGGTTAGAGAATGGAATGGTGCGTTTGTACATTATACGGAGTATGAACCTAAGCAACCCCAACTTGAACCCAAACCAATTGGTGGTGACGGTGTTGCATTACTACAAGTAAGACCGGCCAGAACAGAACCAATCACAACTGTAATGATACCACAAGATGGTTTTAAAACTTATCAAACAGGATCTAGTATTATAAATGTAAATGTACCGGGACATGGTTTAACAAATGGCACAACATATTTATTTAGAGGTGCACCAACAATTTCACCTGGAACAGGAACAACAACTAATCCTGTTTTTGCTTATGCAACTATTCCTAACTTTGATGGAATTACAGGAGTACAAATAGGACAAGGATCAGGTTACGCTATAACAACTGGTCTTTATGATAGTGGAGCAAGAGTTACAACAGACTATGCTCTGTCAAATTTCTTCTTCTTTACAGTTAATGCAGATACTGCTACAACAGGAAATATTAACGGAGGAGGTTATGGTTGTTCGATAGGACCCATAACTATACAAGCATGATTAGATTTTTTTTAAACTGGATAAAAGCTGCAATTACACCTCATAGACAAAAAGATGAGCATCTTGAGTTTTATGAAAATAAAAAAAGTCATTGTGATAACTGTCCTAAATATAAACATAGATGTCCTGATTGTAGAGAGGCAGTTAAATAATGGCTTACACTTTAGCTAACTTACAAGACGATATTAGAAACTACACAGAAGTAGATGATGGTGTTTTGACAACAGGTATTCTAAATACCATGATTAAAAACTCTGAAAACAAAATATATAGAGAATCAGATTCTGATGATAATAGATTTTATGCAACATCTAATTTAGCAGCTGGTAGTAGATATGTAACTATTCCATCTGATTTAAGATTTATAAGATATGTACAGTTGACAGATGCTGCTGGAAATCAAACTTTTTTAGAAAAAAAAGATACAAGTTATATGGCTACTTTTTACGATACACCTGGAACAGCTTCAGGTATTCCAAAGTATTATGCTAATTGGGACGCTAATTATTGGGTTGTAGCACCTACTCCAAATAGCACTAATTTAATAACTCTAGCTTATACAAAACAACCAGATTCAATAACAGCTTCACCAGGGAGTACTCAAGGAACTTATACAAGTAATAAATATCAAGATTTACTTTTGTATGCTTGTCTGGTAGAAGCATATGGATACTTGAAAGGTCCTGCAGATATGTTACAATACTACATGCAGGCTTATCAAAAAGCTTTACAATCGTATTCGATCGAACAACAAGGTCGTAGACGCCGAGACGAATATCAAGATGGTGTTATTCGAACTCCTTTAAAATCACCATCACCATAATAATAATTAAGGAGATAAAAAATGGCAAATATAGTACCTGACTCTTTTAAAACAAACCTACTTGGTGGTACGTTTGATTTTGATTCATCTGGTGGATCAACTTTCAAATTAGCACTTTATACAACACAAGCTGGTTTTAGTACTGCGTATGCAGCGTATTCTACTACTAATGAAGTTTCTTCATCTGGTACGAATTATACTGCAGGTGGAAATACTTTAACTAACAATGGTGTTGCTATAGCAAGTAATGTTGCATTCGTTGATTTTGCAGATTCTACTTTTAGTTCTGTAACGTTATCTGCAACAGGGGCATTGATTTATAAAGGTTCAAGTAATGAAGCTGTATTAGTATTAGACTTTGGCGGAACAAAAACTGCAACTAACGGTGATTTCGTTGTTCAGTTTCCAACTGCAAATTCTTCTAATGCAATCATTAGACTTGGCGACGCATAATAATTAAAAGGAAATAGTAATGGCATTTGTACTCAACGACAGAGTTAAAGAAACATCTACTACGACAGGGACTGGTACGTTCAGTTTAGCCGGAGCAGAAATTGGTTTCGAAAGCTTTGTATCTGGAATAGGAACTACTAATAGTACGTTCTATGCAATTTCAAATGATGGAAAAAATGAATTTGAAGTTGGTATTGGAACTGTAACAGATGCATCGCCAGATACTCTTTCAAGAACTACAATTATTTCGTCAACAAATTCTGATAACGCAGTAAACTTTACATCAGGAACTAAAACTGTATTTTGTACATATCCCGCAAAACGTGCGCCGTCTGCAAGTATGACAGCCACAACTTATGTAACAACACATGCTTCAACAATTTCTGATGTTCAAACAATGGACTCAGGAGTTTTAGCAGGACCGGTAACGGTTTCAGGTAATGTTACAGTAACAGGAACATTGGTAATTATATAATGAGTCAAATAGAAGTAGATAAAATAATTCCTCAATCAGGAACTTCAACACAATTAGGTGAATCAGGTGATACGATCACTATTCCTGCAGGTGCAACTATTACTAATAATGGAACAGCAAATGGTTTTGGAAGTGCTGATACTGAAAAAGTAAAAGTATCTGCTAACGATACAACAGCCGGTTTTTTAAATGGTAAATTAGTTGCAGGTACAAATATATCTTTAACTGAAGGTACTGATGGTGGTAATGAAACTCTTACTGCTGCTCTTTCAGGAACAATTGCAACAGCACAAATTGCAGATGATGCAGTAACTTTAGCTAAAATGGCCCCAGGTACAGATGGAAATTTAATTACTTATGATGCTTCAGGAAATCCAGTTGCAGTTGCAACAGGAAGTGCAGGACAAGTTTTAACAAGTGCAGGAGCAGGAGCTCCTCCAACTTTTGCAGCAGCAGGTGGTGGAAAAGTTTTACAAGTTGTAACAGCTGTTGATGATGGGGAAAATGATACAACATCAACAAGTTTTGTTGCTACAAATTTAAGTGTTGATATAACTCCATCTGCAGCAACAAGTAAAGTTTTTGTAACAACTTCTACTGTATTAGATAATAAATCTAGTGGAAGATATATGAAAGCAACTCTTTATAGGGATTCAACTAATTTAGCAGTTGGAAGTGAGGGTATGGCACACAATTATTCAGATAATGGTAGAGTAATTTCTAATGGTGTTATGAGTATATTAGATTCTCCAAGCTCTACATCACAAATTACTTATAAAGTATATATTAGAACTGGTGGTGGTGAAGTAAGACTTGGACAAAATAGTACAAGACAAACAATAACAGCATTTGAAATAGGAGCATAATGATTATAGAAGCAATATTAAAAATAAATCCTAATGCAATAATTACTGTAAGAGGTAGTGATATTAATACTTGTGAAATAGAATGGCATGAAGGAACAACACCTATTTCTAAAGCTGATATAGAAGCACAAATACCAATTGTTGAAGCTGAAATAGAACAAAAAAAACAATCAGCAATAGATAAAAAAGCATCTGGAAAACAAAAACTAAAAGACTTGGGATTAGATGATGACGAAATCCAAGCATTAATAGGAGCATAATGAGTGAAGTAAAAGTAAATAAAATTAGTCCAAGGTCCGGGACCGGTGTACAGCTAGGAGATAGTGGCGATACTATAACTATCCCTGCAGGTGCAACACTAACGGGTACTCAGAACATTGCAAACACATCTTTAGTAGGTTCAGGACAAATTACAATTAATGGTACTGCGGTAGCATTAGGTGGATCTATTACTTTAGTTACAGAAACAAGACCAACAGTAACAGGTATCAGTCCTTCAGCGATTGAAAATACTCAAACAGCAGTTGTTATTACAGGAACTAATTTTGTATCCGTTCCATTGGTTACAGCAATCAACTCAACTACCGGTGCACAATTTACAGCGGATGAAGTATCTTTTACATCAGCTACAAGTATTACAGCAAAATTTACTATTTCAGTTGACGCAAGTTACAAATTATACGTAGAGAATCCAGACGGTAATGCAGTTCAAACTGGAGCTATACTAACAGTATCAGACGCACCCGCTTGGCAAACTGCAGCAGGTACACTCGGTACATTTAGTGGTGGATCAAGTATTTCAACAATTACATTAACAGCAACAAATTCTACAGGGATGGCTGTACAATCAGGATCGTTACCTGGTGGAATTACATTGAACAGTGGATCAGGATCTAGTACACTAACAGGTACAGAATCAGGAGCTTCTGCTGATACAACTTTTAACTTTACAATTAGAGCTACAGATGCTGAGGGTCAAACAGCAGATAGAGCATTTAGTTTAACATTTACATTTGGAGCTAACAACTCTATGAGTTTCAACTAGGATATTATTATGGCATCAACTTATTTA